CTCTGTTATATTGCTCGTTTGTGTTTTGATTTTTTTTTGAAAAATTGAATCGGTCAAAGAAAGATGCCATATTTTAAAGTAATATAAAATTTTCGTAAAAATACAAAATTTAAAATTGTTTTTAAACAATGTTTTTTTTAGTATAAATTTATTCTTTTATTAACTTTAGGCTTTAAGTTAAAAAGACTTTTTATTTTACCTGACTTAAAATTACTTACTCTTTTAACCGCATTGTTAATATTTAAACATTCAAAATGTATGTCCCTATTATCAATATTAACTTTATTACTTAAAGGATCATACCAATCTAGCTTTAGACCATCCCAAAAAATATGTGCTTCGTTTGAATAAATAATATTTAACTCTTTTATTTCTTGTGTTATAATATTATAACTAAATAATTTCAAACCTTTTGAACGTCTAAAGCTACCAAGTTTTTTATATTCAGTTTTTTTTTTCTGAATTTTTTCTATTTTATCCTTTGTTAATTTATCATTTAAACTTTTATTATTCATTATCATAATTAAATTGTTTTTAAACTACAAAAAAGTTGTTAATTAAATTCCTTTCGATAGCATAGGAAGTTACGTCAATGTGTTCATCGTGTTTAGCGTTTGGAAATGTGCTAACTTGTTGTAAAAACGCATCATTCCAATTATCTTTGACTATAAAAACTCTACCTCCTTCAATAAATGGCGAGGATGCTCTCGCACGTTCGATTTTAGAGTACCTAACAAAGTTAGTTTTTATTTCTGATACATTGTATCTAGTTTCACGCCTTAATAGCTGCACAAGTGATTTCCCGGATGCTTTAGGCTCGACTAATATTTGAGATATTGGAACTCCGCACGATTGCACAAAAGAGGTAACAAAGTTTTTTAGTTCAGGCATCTCTAAATACTTATCAATGCTTTTAAATATGTAAAGATTGTCGCCACTTTTACCGCTTATTTGTATTCCAGTAGGATCGTTTTTTGTGTCTTTAGTATAAGCGCCATCAATATACATTTCAAAAGATATATCGCTCGGTAACTCGGCTCTGTTTATAATATTAAACCAATCTTTTCTCCATTCTCCACCCTCTGGAGGCGAAGGGATTTGTAAATACTGACCGCTAAAGGTATATCTGTCCGCTTGGCGTATTGCTTCAAGTTCTTCAAAGGAATGTTTCTCGGGCCATAACGCATTGTTATCGTCATCCAATGCTGCTAACTTTAAGTGATGCCATTGCTCTCCACTTCCGCCGTCTAATAAATAACCGCTTAAATCATCTTCGTGTAACCTCTGCATAATTACGATAATAGGAACATCCCTATCATTAACCCTTGAACGAATAGTTGTATTGTATCGATTGTTTATAAATGACCGCCTAACGTCAGATAATGCGTCATCAGGTTTTAAAGGATCATCAATTATAATTGCTCCACCGGTACCGGCACCAAAACCGGTAATTGCACCCCCGGAGGATGTTGCATAAACTCCACCGCCTTGCGTTGTGTACCATTTTTTTTGTGATTGTGAATCTTTTTTAAGTTGTAGATTCCAAATGCGTTGATAGGCGTCTGAATTAATATATTCTTTTGTCATTGAACTATTATCTAGCGCCAACGAATCGGAATAAGATAAATGAATAAATTTTGCCATAGGATTTTTTGCAAGTGTCCAGGCGATAAACATTTTAACGGCTATTTCAGTTTTTCCGTATCGTGGAGGTATATTTATTATAAGACGCTTTATTTCGCCGTTATGAACTTTATGTAATGTATTAGCTAATGTTCTATGAAACTCTGCTGCCTCGAATTTATTTCCGGTGTTTTCTTTGAAAATATAACGAGTAAAAAACAAAAGAGAATCTTCACATTTTTGCTTTATTATTTCGTTAATATTCTTCATTTAAAATGTCGTCAATCTTTTTTCTTGCTTCGTCAGAGATTTTACTTGTGCTAACTTGCGCAGTCATCTCTACCTCTTTACGTTCTACATAACCACGCTTTTTGCCTTTTGTCTTTAAATAGAATATTGTTGCAGTTGTGTTTCCGTCTTTTATTTGCTTATGCAGTTGCGATTCAGCAAAGTCTAAAGTTAGGTTTTGTAATTCATCAACAGACGCTTTAAAATCCTGGTCATTGTTATAAAACTTATAAAAGGTTGATCTATGACAATCAACTATTTTACAAGCGCTTGTGACTACTCCTAATGATTTTTCTAATGCGTCTAAAAGATTATTTTTTAATATGTCGGTTTTTGTTGCCATATCGCAAAGTTAAAAAAATATAAATACATAAAAAAACCTCCCATTTCTAGGAGGTTAATTAAATAGCTTATTTGAGTTTTTCTCATTTATGCACTATTCCATCACGTCTGATGTTTAACTTGTATTTTTTATTTAATACTTTTTAAAGTTGTTAAAGTTATTTTTAAAGCATCTATTGCAAACTCGTTTGCTAATACCCTTGAAAACCCCTCTTTTACAAATGCTTCTTTTAATATTGATCCACAAACTAAAATGCTTTTATCACTAAAATTGTTTTCTATTAATTTAACTGCTACTTGACTTAATAATTCTTTCATAATTTCTATTTGTTTAGACTCCAAAAGTAAAAGAATTTTTTCAATTACACAAGAAAAAACAAAAAAATTTTTAAATACATAAAAAAACCTCCCATTTCTGAGAGGTACAAACTTAAATTTTATGAAAAAGGATTTTTTACTTGGCAGTTTAAATCCTCGGCTAAATTATAATTTTTCTTTTAATTGTGCAAATTTATTTACCGCACAATTCACAAACCTCTTTATCTGTATCGTTTTTGTCGTCTTGGTCATCATCAATAGGAACATCATAAACGGGTAAATCAACTCCCCATTCTACTAATTTTTGAACATCCCATTCATTGGCTAGTATATCCCAATCCCACTCTCCAAAGCCTACATTGTCTTTAACAATAAACTCTTGCTTTTGTTCTTCTGTCCAACCTTGTGCAATATCAATCCAAACCTCAAACAACCCGGCAGACTTACACGCCTTTAAACGCATATTTCCGCCAAGAACAACCATATTCTCATCAACTACTATTGGCCGTTTTTCTAACATCTCAGGAAACGCCTTAATTGACTTGACTAATTTTTTAAATTTAGAATCTTTTATGAATCTTGGATTGTCCGGATTTTCTTTTACAGATGCAATGTTTACTTTTTTTTTCAAATTACTTATTTTCTATAGTGTAATTTAATTATTTTAGGTTTAGCTATTACATCCTCTAAAGCAATTTCAGCATCTTCTAATGTCTTTAGTTGACCATTGTTAATGTCTGGATTCATAATTAATTTATATTTACCTAACCAGTTTCTTTTGTATATACAGAAAAATGATTCATTTTTATACAAAAATTCTTTTATTAAATACTTTGCTTTATTTTTCATATTTTATTTTTTGTCAAAGTAATACCAACCGCTTGTTTTTTCTTTTTCTAAAATACCTTTCTTTTTGTAATGATCTAAAGCCTGGTTTTCCCATAGTTGCCAATCAATTATTTTTTCAACTAATTCATTCATTGTTTTAGCACTCAGGTTGAGTTCTCTATTATCGCCTTTTTTAACGATTAAAGTAATATTTTCCATTGTATTTTGTTTTATTTGTTACTGATCTTGTGTAAACCAAACAAAAGAAATTCCAACTACCGCAATAAAGAATTGCAAACAATGTTCTGTTTCTCCGGTTAAATCTGTTTCGCCAAAATCGTCATCCATATTAGAATTCCAATAATTAGCGCCAAAGCAAATTCCGAATAAAGCAAAAATAGTTGTGTTAAAGTTTATGTTCATACTTGCCAGTATTTTTTGTAAATATACAAATATAATTCTATAACTTTCTTTTGTGCATCCTCTTGTGTGTATATTTTTGGCGATACTTTTTTGTCGCCATTTTCGTTGATTTCAACTTTTAAACCTTTTTTTGTAGGTAGAACGCCGACTGTAATATTGTTTTTTATGCACCATTGTATTGCCTTTCTGTGTTCGTCTGTTTGCGGTATGTTTATTTTTTTCTTTTTAGGCATTAAAAAAGAGTTGTTTGTTTTATATCTTGTTTTTTAATAATTCCTAAAGCAGTTTCTAAAATAGTTCTTCCTGCTTCGTAGTCAACCAAGTTACGAGCCATTTTTAATATAGGCTGTTCTCCTTTGTATTTAGTAAAATCATATTTATGAAATTTACACAAACCTTTTAATTCTTGTTTGGCTGATGAAATAGCAAATCTCCTATCTTTTAAATCATTTGGTAAATTAAAGTTAGTCCAATATAAATGTCTACCTCTTTTTATTGCAGGTACTAATGGCTCATAATAAGGAATTACATTTTCAACAACCCATTTACCGGTTTTGTAATAATGTTGTAAAAACAATATTTCTTGGTAAAGTTTCATATCGGGGTAAATAGCTTCTGTTTTGGTTTCGTAATTTGAGCTATTCCAATACCTTGCTCTACTATGTGTTGGACAAGGAGGTGAACTCCATATAAAATCAAATTCTTTGTAATGGTCTAATAAATATTGGTGTGCATCTGCAACTATTACAGTATCATTTGGAAAACGATCTTGGTATAATCTCGCAGCTTCTAGGTCTAACTCTACCGCAGTTACTTCTATGTCTTCTTTTACTTCGTTCCACTTGTATCTATTACCTCCTAAACAAGCGTATAAATTTAGTATTTTAATTTTTTTCATTTTTGTTTTATTTTTAAAATGGTACATCGTCATCGGTTACAACCTCAAACCTTTTTGTATTTAAATCAACATCCCTATAAACACCGCCGTTTTTAAAATCAGGAGCAATATCAAAATCGCCTAGTTGTCCGTTTTCTTTACGTTTTACTTTTTCAACATACATTTTAACAGTATCAGAATCAAATTTTGTACGTTGTCCAATACATCTATAAACTATTAATCCGTTGTAGGCCTTATTAAAAAAGTCAGCAGAGCCACTTATATCATACAAAGTAGGTTTTTTATAGTTTCCGTTTTCGCTTTCTATTTTTCTAGGATGCGCCACTAAAAACAAATGTGTATTTGTTTGCTGACAAAATTGTGTAATTTCCGATAATACTTTTCCGATATAAGAATGGTCTTTTTGTGCTGAATGGTCGAGCATATTCCAGGGATCTATCACACAAACATTAATTCCTTTTTGAAATACCAACTCTTTAAAGTGGTTTAATATTGCTTTTAAAGTTAAATTTTCTAAATCTATTTTAACCCAATAAAAATGATCTTCAATAAAATCTTTTGTATTGTTTAGTTGGTTACTATCGCAATTAGTTTCGTTTAATTTATTTGCAATTCTTTTTATGTGGCCTTCGTATGGGAATGATTCAGGAGCAAATATTGCGCATCTCATATCGTATGAAGTTGCTAGGTTGCAAAATATTTGATCCATAACGTCAGACTTTCCTGAATTTGGTATTCCGGTTACAACAGTCCACTCTCCTAAAGACATTTTAAAATATGTATCTGAGTTTGGCAAACCTATTGAATAGTTTTTAACACCTGCCTCATTATAATTTAAAACCGACTGCCAAATATCATCAACATTTAAAACGCCCTCCAAAGGAAAGTTTTTAGCGCCTTTTATAACATTCCTTAATGTTTCTGCTCCCTTAGATATTAAAATCTCGTTAGCGTCGTTAAAATCGCCAAAATCAACGTATTTACATCTATACGCTCCAAATCTTCTTGCAAGTTCTTTCCTGAGTTCAATTCCCGGATTGTCGTTATCTGTGCAAAGTATAATTTCTTTTTTGTCTTTAAAGTATTGCCAACAGTTATCTAAGTATTCTAGTCTTTGGCTTCCTTTTGATGCTCCATTTGGAACAGAACAAACGGAATAAATACCCGCCTCGTGTAAAGTTAAAGCATCCATTTCACCCTCAACAATATAAATTTTGTCCATTTCTTTTATATTGTCAAGGCCATAAAATATAAGTTCCGCACCTGAAACCATTTTAAAATTCTTTTGCGAATCTCTATATTTTACGTTTACAAGTTCATTCTCTCGATAGTAGTTAAAGTTTACGGCTCTACGCTTTGCGTTTACTTGCGGAAAATATTCCATTGATTGCCCTACTTTCCAATGTTTTAAAGTTGGCTCTGTGATGCCTCTACCCTTAAACCATTCAATTACTGGTTCAGAAATATTTAGTTTAATTTTTTGAGGTACAATATATTCTTGTTTTTTCTCAAATTTTGTAGTTCCTCCAAAGCCGCAATTGTGGCAATTCCATAAACCTTTGTCTAAGTCTACTGACAAACATTTATCACGTTTGTTTTTTCTTGTATGACTGCACTTTGGGCATTGTGTTTTAATTTTGCCGGTCGTTTTATTGCCGACATCAA